CTTTAGCACCTTTGGCATTAAGAGCAGTATCTAACAAACGTGCCGCTGTGTTAAATATCTCTCCAGCATACCTAGATTCTACATTCATGCCTAAATCCATTAAGTCTTGAAATGTGTCTTTAGCAGTTGTGGCTATTTCATCCATTTCTTGGTCATTTAAAGATAAATCTTTTACCATTGGCAATGCTTCGTCAATTTTATCTGCTTTTGCTATTGCTCTTTGAATATCTTCAGGTGTATGTTCTTGTATATGGCTTACTGTTTTTTCTGGTTCAGGTATAATGTCAGTGTTTTCACTAACTTCCTTTGCAGGTGCCATGTCTAATAATTCTTCTAGTTTCTTTGTCATAATACTTCCACTAAATTATATGCTACTATAATTATTTATCTTTTCTTAGGACGATGAAATATATCATCTTCAGTTACTATTCTAAATACTAAATTGTTTTGTCTACAGTATCTATTAGCCGCTTCCCATTTTGCAGAATTTAATATAACTTTTGCCTGTGCTTGTCTACTTCTGCCTGCTTGTTCCATTGTTGTTTCTTTCTTAGGTTTTACTTCAATAACTTCAGCACGTTTTGTACCATTTTTATCTTGGTAAACAACTAAAAAGTCTGGAACATATATTGTATTTTTACCTGTTAAAGGATTTTTATAAGGAACTTTAATTGCTTCACTGGCCCATTGTATTACGCCAGGATGATTATCACAAAATTGCATAAATGCCCATTCCCAACTGCTTCTATACATTGGGGTTCGATTGCCTGCATACTTTTCAGGATTCTTGATTACATATTTGCCTTGAGCGAATTTTGCCATGGCTTAATCCAATATGTTACGAGCAACGATTTGGCTTGGTGCTTTGTTTTTATTAAATCCTAATATACTTGTGTTAGTTCTAGTTTGATTAATTAATGATACTAATGCTTGTTGTATTTCTGTAATTGCATAATCCCCAAAGTCATCAATTAAGTCCATTGGAGATATATTATGTAAATTAGCAAGTTGCATAACTGTATCTGTTAATCCATCTGCAACTGTTTCATTATCTTTTGTTTTTCTTAAAAAGAAACCTCTAATAGCATCAAACTCTGTTGGATTAACAATAGATGTTGATTGAGCAGTGTCATAAACATCAAAGAATTCTGTAGTTTCGTTTGTATTTTCTTTTTTAGGTAAATTAGTTGACATTAGAAATCACCTGGTATTTGTTTTTTATAATATGTTGAACTGTTAGTAATATTACTTATACTAGGTTTCGACACTTTAGATTGTGTAGAATAATCTACTGGATTGGCTGTTAAGTTACTACCAATACTACTTGTAGCACTTCCAATCGACGATAGATTAATATCGCCAAGTTGTCTTTGTGCGTCTGCTAGATCAGATTGAAACTGGTTTTGAAAAGATGCACTATTAACGTGTGTTGCTATATTATTCAATCCAGGTCCAAATAAACTTTGCAAAGATGCCGGAACATTTGGTCCAACTGAACCAACCATTGCACCTGCACCAGAAACTAAACTTTGTATGTTAGAACCTGCGCCGCCAATTATTGCTCCTAAAGAAGTATTAATAGGAGCAATTTGTATACCTGCTCCATTACTTTTTACTGATTGTTGACTAGCAGGAAGGGTTGAACCGCTTCCACTTATTGCATTCATTTTTGGAACATTAGGTAACGGATTACCTTGTGCTGATTTACTATTAGGGAAACTAAAATCACCAATTGGATTTTGTCCTCTTAAGGCATTCATTGCCGCTCCAGTAAGTTCTGATTTTAACATATTTTTTAAGTTAGCACCTTTTAAATTTCCTGCTCCACGCAATCCAGTAACTACTGCACCTGCAATATTACCACCTGCTAGGTCGGCACCAATACTTCCAACAGCATCAACTAAACCTCCAGGGCCTAATATACTAGTTGTTCCTCCACCTTCTGGTGTTAAAGGACTTTTTGCTTTGTCATAATGTAGTGTACCAAATCCTTGTGGACTATCTCCATCAACAAGACCTGATTTATATTTTACTGTTTCAAATCTTACTGACATTCTATGTTCTAAAACGCCTGCGCCATCTGAATAATCATGTCCATCGTGGTCAAAACTTTCAATAATTGGATTAACTAACCAATACTCTGTATACTTCTTTTGATATAAACTATAAATTTTTATTCCAGTAAAGAATGGTTTTGTATTTCTATCTAATCCCCATTGACGAGCATTGTCCATCATAGGCTTATATGTATCTTTATAACCGTATGTTCCGCTTTGCTGGTATTGTGGATCGTTATTGTAGTAGGCATAGTAGGCATACCACATATTTCTTATTACGTCACTGTTGTCATCATGAAAGGTTATGTTAACTGGACTGTAATTAATTTTGTTGTGATGATATCTTTTTCTGTTATATTGATTGTGTTCAACTACTTCAAAACTGTACTTAGGCAAGTCAACAGTTTTAACTAAAAAACTTGCTTCTAAGTTTTCACTTCCACTGAAAGTAAATCCAAGTCCAGGGTTGATTTGGAATACAACATGAAATAGAAATTTATGTTTTGGGGATAGTCTATAATTCCCGTCGACAAATGTTCGTGATGCGTGTCTAAAGTCACGAACATTGTCCCCGGTTGCAAGAGCTTTTAAAAAAGAATTAATCACAGGTTAATTACTCCGTGTTGGATTAGCCTGTCACTACCTCACCAATAGTTCTAGCCACTGTAGTTCCTACGCCTGCTCCTAATGGAGTTTGAACTGCATTGTCAAAACGTATCGACATTGTTACTGTCGCTGGTTCTGATGTTGCATAGTTCAAATCGTTGTAGTTAACGTTCTGAATCATACATCCGTATAATTCCCATGTTTCTAGTGTATTTGGTGAACTCGCTCCGTTACCGCCGTCTAATATTTCACATCTAGTAATGAATTTGTAATCAATTCCAGACGCCGCAGATGATTGTTCCATCATATCAAATTGTTTCTGTATTTGTTCTCCAACAAGTTTCGAAACTTGACCTGATGCGTCATCACGCATATTGACTGAGACAGCCTCCCAAGTGTGTTTACCTTGGATATAAACTTTACTGTTATAGATATCGATTGGCACTTCTTCAAAATTAACTGAAGGACGTTGAAAATCGATAATTTGTTTTGTTAGTTCACTTCTAGGAGTCGAAATACCGAAGTTTTCAAAACTCACTCTGAAGCGATACTTTAATTTTGGCATCAACAGACCTTGACTTGACGCTGACTGGTCACTTGCCAAAGGTACTGTAAATTTGCTTAATGAACTTACTGACATATGTTTTGCTCCTGCTTCTATGCTTTATTAATATTTAGTCGCTTAAATTACCCTGTTCCTAATAAGGCTCTATTAAATAGAGCCTGTATTTTGGATACGAACTGGAATATAAATGTATTCAACCGCTTTAACTGGTTCAATAGCAATATCTATATACAATTCGTTACGATCAATTCTGTCGTTTGTGTTATTTGTTTCATCACAAACAACCAAGTAATCGTAAAGACCACGTTTTGCAACTAAATCATTCATTAATTGCTCAACAACTTGTTTAACTTCATCACGTGTTAGTTTATCGTTAGGTTCAAAAACAAATGGTTTTGTAATAACTGCTAAACGTTCACGAATGTAAGCAGTAAGTCTAGAAACGTTAATACGATCTAAAGCACTTGCTGTCGCTGTTTTAGTTTTGTTACCGTAGTTTAGTACACCGTTACCTGGTAAGAACGTAATTGGGTTAATACTGTTTTCGTATAAAGTATCTCTTAAAGATTCTCTAACACCAACACTCTGGAATTCACCAGTTGCTACATCAATATAACCTAATCCTGTTGCATTATCTACAACACCACGTCTTGTACCTGCCGGAGCAAACCAAGGATAACTAGCATCATCTGAACGAATCATTGTTCTTAACATCATATGACTTGCTGGTACAACAATGCTACTACCACTTAAATCTGTAGTAATACCACTTGGGTAAAACACACCTAAGTATGTATCAGCAGTAACCATACCGTCATCATTGTTATCTGTTGCTAAATTGGCATTAGTTGCCCAGTTTTGAATATCTGTACTATTTGCCGCTAATCTCATTGGTGTGTCACCAATTACAAAAGCAGTGTTACGTCTATCATTGTTTAATGATACCATATTAGCAATTAGTTCTGGATATCCTGGTGCCGCCATTACGTTAAAGTTTCTTTGCTCTTCACGTAATTCTGCACTTGTATCAATTGCTGATTTCATGCCTGCTACAACAACTTGACGTACTGCTTGTCTACCCATATATGGAGAACCATCATTTTGTAAACCTGCTTTACTTACCCATGCATCTTTTTCCGTTGGTAATACTTTACCTGGGAAATTAGTTGAGTTAAAGTAATCTTTCTTAAACTCTTTTACATTGTAAGAACTACGTCTTGTGTTGAATAGTATCATACCACGTGGGTAGTTAGCCGGTAATGGACAATCTAAATCAGTGTAGTCGTTTGTTAGTAATGATTTAACAGTTGTTATCTCTCCACTAACTACGTCTTTTGTTCCATCACCCATGTATCTTGCATCAGCAAATAGAACACCGTCTTCACTAGTTTGGTCTGTGTTATTTAATGTTACCCAACTATCTGTACCTGAAACTGATTCCCATCTTTTAATAATTGGGAAATTTTCTAAGTCGCTTGTGTCAATCCAAAGATCACCATATACCAATGCTGAAGCATCCGATTGTGCTATCGGAGCCGTTGCACTAACTAGTGGACCATTTGGACTTGTAGTTGTTAAATCAAAACCTCTTGCATCTGTTGAAACGTTTTGGTAACCTTTCCAACTAGAACCATCGTGGATCATAATGTCAATTTCGTCTGTAACATTGTGATACCATAGTCTACCTGTTGCTGGATTAGTTGAAGGTTCAACTGCTCCTGCTGTGTAAACTAACGGTTGGAAGTTACTTGCTACCAAGTTTCCTACTGTTCCACCTTCTCTAATATATGTATTAGCAGTTGTGAAACCTGCAGTTGCTAAAGGCGTATTATTTGTATTTGCAAGAATCATAACACCACCTAAACTGTGTGTTAATGTAATTGCACCCGAAGTTGCCACACTTGCTGTAACATAAGGAATATTAGCAGTATTAATGTCATTAACCATAGCCGCATTAGTTGTACCTGTTGCAGTTACCGTATATGTTGTTACTGTGTTAACGCCTTTTGCTGAAGATGTAATTGTAAATGCATCTCCTACTGAGTATGTTGGAGCAGTTGCAGTTCCTGAAACTACTGTTGCACCTTTAACTTTACGTTCGTATAATTTATAAAGTGTAAATCCTGAAGAGTTAGTAAATGCGTGTGCATATACTGTTCCTGCTTCAATATTTAAACCGCCGCCTATTGAATCTAAACCATATAATGCGTGTCTATCACCACGATACACATTAACTGTTTTAGCAACAAATTTGGCTAAAGTTGTACTATATTCACTTACATCAAACTTTGCTCCGTTATTTGGAGAAGTTGTTTTAATCCAAACACTACCGCTTGGCGCCGCTGTAGCATCTGCTGTTTTCCATGCTGGAACTGATGTATGTGGTTGTTGTAATACTGAAATGACATTATATGTTTTTGCAGTAATACCTATATCTGTTAACAATGTTCCACTTGCGTTTGCAATAACAATTTGATTGCTTGCCGCAGTTGAATCACCATAAATTTCAATTTTACTATTTACTAATGCCGCAGTAACGCCTGTGATAGCCGCTGTATTAATGTCTGCCGCAAATTGTGTGTAAGTTGTACCAGTAGAAGTAACTGTTGCACCGTTAATAGTAATACTATCACCGCTTGAAACAGTACCGCCTGATGCAGTTCCTTGTATAGTTGGAACACCTGCGTACCAATTACTAGTACCTAGTGCTTTCCATCCTGTTGCAGTTCTTACACTTACAGTATTATTTGTAGTTGTGGCGTCAACGGCATAATCGCCTGCTTTACCAATTGAAGCAATCGGTACGCCAGCAACAACTGAATTTGTATCTGTTATAACTGTTGGCACTTTATTAACAAATGCCTGAGTTGTTGCATTCCATTCAAAAATACCCCATTTAGTTTTACT